AATGTTAGACCTGCCGGTTCTATTCTAAAAACTTTTGGAGGAAGAGCATCGGGTCCAGAACCTCTTGTAGCATTGTTTGTTTTTGTTATAAAGACATTCAAGAACTCTCTTGGAAGACGACTACGACCAATTGAATGTCATGATCTTGTCTGTAAGATTGCAGAAATAGTTGTTGTTGGAGGAGTACGCAGGTCTGCATTGATCTCACTTAGCGATCTTGGTGACATCTCAATGAGACAGGCCAAAAGTGGACGTTGGTGGGATGAACATCCTCATCGTGCTCTTGCAAACAACTCTGCAAACTATCATGCAAAGCCGGATACAGGAACCTTTCTGAATGAGTGGGCTTCTCTCTACAAAAGTAAGTCTGGAGAACGTGGAATCTTTTCTTCATCTGCTGCAAAGAAACAAGTAGAAAAGTTAGGATCACGAAGAGAACCCTTGGATGACTTTGGTACAAATCCTTGTTCTGAAATAATTCTTAGAAGCCGAGAATTCTGTAATCTTTCTGAGGTTGTCATACGAAGTGAGGATAGTGAAAAATCTTTAAAGAAAAAGATTGAGTTAGCAACCATTCTTGGAACAATGCAAAGCACACTAACTTCATTTAAGTATCTTGGTTCAGAATGGAAAAAGAACTGTGAAGAAGAACGATTGCTTGGTGTGTCACTAACCGGAATAATGGATAATGAGATAACTGCATATCCATCTCCTGCATTGTTGACTTCTCTAAAAGAAGTTGCAATTCAAACAAACAAGAAGTGGTCCTTGAAACTAGGAATTCCTTCTTCAAGTGCAATTACCTGTATTAAACCATCAGGAACGGTAAGTCAACTTGTAGATTCAAGCAGTGGTATTCATGCAAGACATGCACCCTACTATATCCGTAGAGTACGAATGGATATTAAAGACCCTCTCTGTACTTTTATGATAGAAAAGAACTTTACTAGTGAACCAGATGTACTGAATCCTAGTAATATTGTATTTTCTTTTCCACAGAAAAGTCCAGAAGAAGCAACTCATAGAGGAGAATTATCGGCCCTAGAACAATTGGATTTGTGGAGTCAGTATTCTCGTCACTTTTGTGAACATAAACCATCATGTACTATTTCAGTAAAAGAAGAGGAATGGGTAGATGTTGGTGCATGGGTCTATGAGAATTTCGATAGTATTTCTGGTATCTCATTTCTTCCTTATACAGATCATGTGTACGCTCAGGCACCTTATGAAGAGTGCACTATCCAACAGTACCTTGATTTAGAAAGTAGGATACCAGAAATTGACTGGAAAGAGTTGACTCTCTTTGAGAAAGAGGATTACACAATTGCATCTCAAGAACTTGCCTGTACCGGCAACTCTTGTGAGATAATATAACGCCATTTATGGACTAGAACATTATGATTACACAAGAATTACTTTACTATTTGGATGAGTATTATCCAGATCGACTCCCACAAGGAGACCTTAATAGTGCTCAGTTATCCTTTTTACAGGGTCAACAGAGTGTAATACAAAGATTGAAACAACTTTTCGAGGAACAACATGGGGTCATCAGCAACGATGCCATCAGTTAAAATGCCTCCTCCACCTCCTCCTCCTGCACCAATGGATACTCCAGAAATTGCAGAAGCAGAGTTGGACATAGAAAATGAGGAAAGGGCCGGTATTCGAGAAAAAGCTACCGGCTCAAAAAGAAAGTATCGTAAAAGAACAAGTAAAGGTGGAACCGGTAGAAGCAGCAAGTACAAGGGTGGCGGTCTAAATGCCCCCTAGAACCTCTCCTTTTGATATTGATATACGAGAAATTAAAACCCAACAAGAGTATCAGGCAGTTCTAGCCGCAGGAAAAGAGGATTGTGATGGGTATCCTATTTTTCCAACTCATGTTGTTCTTAAAAATGGTAAGATAGCAGGTGCCTTTTGCACTTGGTCACCAACGGTCTACTGGTGGATGCACTCGAAATTGATCAAAACACTTGATTCATTTGCTATCTTTCAAACTCTGGATACACTAATGAATGTCCGAGGTACTCCTACTTATGTGATGCCTTGTGAACCTGAATCACCCTACTATAAAATGTTATCAAATAAACTAGATCACCTACCTTCCGTAGGTGGCAACGACTTCCGAATTTTCATAAACACGAAAGGAGACAAATGGGAGGAGCAGTAAAAAAAGCAGTACAGAAGCCTTTTGAATCAGCAGCATCAGCAGTACATACGAATTTAGCTAATGTTCGAGACACTGTAGAAACTAACCGATCTTCGGTTCAAGCCGGTATTGAAAATGCAAAAGCAGCAGCACACACTAATTGGCAAAATACTGTGGCTGCGTCACAAACCAATCTTAATAAAATTGGTGATACCACAATGCAAAATTTGGGTAACGCAAATATGACGGCTTCAGGTAATCTAGGTGCAGGAATGGATGAATTTACTTCAACACTAGATACTAATATGAAGAACTTGCCGTGGATGCCAGATTCAGGTGGTGGAGGTGGCGATAATCCAGTCGTAGCCGCAAATTACTCTAATCAGAAAAGTAAGACCGGAAAAGGCGGTTCTGGAGGGAACAAATCTGGTGTACTGGCTGGAGGAGAAAAGGTAAAAAGAAATCAAGGAAAACGAGCACTTTACGCAACCAAAAAACAAAGCTAAATAGGATTGCATGGAAGATGAGAATGCCATAGGTTCCTCAAATCAAGTATCGAGTATGTATGATGCTCTACTAGGAGAACGAGAAACCTATGTACAAAGAGCAAGAGAATGTGCAAAAGTAACAATACCTAGTTTAGTACCTCCAGAGGGTTCTACTTATGCAAGTGTATTCCAAACTCCATTTCAATCGGTTGGTGCAAGAGGTGTAAACAATCTTGCAAGCAAACTTCTTCTTACTCTTCTTCCTCCAAATTCTCCGTTTTTTAGACTTACCATAGATGACTTTGATATAGAAGAACTGGTTGGTCCTGATCAAAGGGGTCCAGTAGAAGAGGGATTTGCTAAGATAGAACGTGCTGCAATGGCACAGATAGAATCTTCTGCATATCGGGTTCCAGTCTTTGAAGCACTAAAGCATCTAATTGTAACCGGTAATTGTCTTCTTTATCTTCCGGATACTGGCGGGATGCGGGTGTTTCACTTGGATCGTTATGTAATAAAGAGAGACCCAATGGGTAACATGATCTACATGATTACCAAAGAGTCTCTTTCAGCAAAGTCACTTACACCTGAAGCACGAGAAGTTCTTGGGCTACCAAGTCCAGAAGAACTTAGTACTGAATCTACCGACAAACCCTATAACCTATTTACGTATGTATGTGACAAGGGTAAGTACTGGCATGTACACCAAGAAGTTAATAAAACAGTAATTCCAGAATCCTTTGGGAAATATCCAAAGGACAAGAATCCCTTTATTCCACTTAGGTTTTCTAGAGTTGATGGAGAATCTTATGGAAGAGGTCTGGTAGAAGAATATCTTGGTGACCTAAAATCTCTTGAATCGCTAACTCAAGCAATTGTAGAAGGATCAGCAGCAGCAAAAGTTCTCTTTCTGGTAAGACCAAATGGAACCACAAAAATCAGCACCTTGGCAAAGTCTCCTTCTGGAGCAATTGTTCAAGGAGATGCAAATGATGTTTCAACACTTCAACTAGAAAAATATAATGACTTCCGAATTGCACTTGACACAATCACACAAATTCGGGATCGTCTTGCATTTGCTTTTCTTCTGAATAGTTCAGTACAACGAAATGCTGAACGAGTAACTGCTGAAGAAGTACGCTTTATGGCACAAGAACTTGAGTCTGCACTTGGTGGTGTTTACTCAGTACTGTCCCAAGAGTTTCAAGTTCCTTTGGTTAATCTTCTTCTTCAGAAGTTGGTTAAAGAAAAGAAGATGCCTAAGTTTCCAAAAGATAAAATCAAACCTCAGATTGTTACCGGAATTGAAGCACTTGGTCGTGGACAAGACTTAAATAAACTTGCTCAATTCTTGGAATATCTGGCACCTCTTGGTCCTGAAGCAATCATGAATAACCTGAATCTTGATGATTACATTGATCGTCTTGGTGCTTCACTTGGCATTGATACAGGAGGACTGATTAAGTCACAAGAACAGAAGCAACAAGAACAAATGGCTCGACAACAACAACAAGAACAAATGGCCCAACAAGCAATGATGCAAGATGTGGTTAAAGGAGCAACTCCTCAACTAGCAAAAGGTATCACAGAAGCCGGTGCTCAAAATCCTGAAATGGTTCAGGAATTGACCCAACAAATGATGGGCAGTTTAAACGCAAACTAAAATGGAAGAAATACAATCTTTTCAAGGAGAAGGAGTAAATCAAGCAGGTTCACCTGAACACATCAATGAGATGCTTGCAAAAGTTGATGCACCAATTGATACTCATGATGCAGGTCTTGTAAAACAAGATACTCCAGTAACTTCAGAAGGAAGACCGGTCTGGCTTCCAGATAAGTTTGATTCTCCAGAAGAAATGGCAAGAGCATATTCTCAGCTAGAACAGAAATTTAGTTCAAGTAATGAACAACTTCAAGAGATCGAAAATACTGCACAACTAGAACAGCAGACAGCAGAGATTCAAGATACATCTGCACCAGAAGTTGCTCAACTGTTAGATAATAATGGTCTTGACTTCAGTGTCTTTCAACAAGAATATAACCAAACCGGAACTCTTTCTAAGGATGCTTATGAAGCACTCGAAGAAGCAGGTCTAGGTCCGGAAGTGGTCAACACTTGGATTCAAGGACAAGAGGCAGTTGCAGATCAACAGGTAAACAACATTTATGATATGGTTGGTGGTCAGGAATCTTATAATGAGATGATGGAGTGGGCTAACGATAATCTTGAACCTTGGGAAGTTGATGCCTACAATAGTCAGATTGGAAATCTTGATCCTAACTCTCAGTTTGCAGTCTCTGGACTTCAAGCTCGATACATGAACTCAATTGGTAATCAAGCACCAACACTCTATCAAGGAGAACGTGCTTCTAGCGAACTACCAAAATACGAATCACTCGCACAACTAACGAGTGCAATGGGTGATCCACGATATGCTGCTGATCCTGCATTCAGGAGAACAGTAGAAAATAAGTTGAATAATTCAGCTTTATTTTAAGAAGAAGAGAACATCAAGTAGAACGTAGCCCTATGCGTGGGATAACTTGTTTGAGACTGGTATTATTCTCTTTTAAGAAAATAACATTCACTTTTAAATAAGGAAAAACAAATGGCTGTAGATTATACTGGTCATAGAATGGGACAAAATAATGCTTCGGGTGATGCCCGTGCGTTATTCCTAAAACTGTATGCCGGAGAAGTTCTTACTGCATTCCAGAGTAAGAATATTATGATGGCTTTGCATCGTGTTCGTACCATCTCAAAAGGGAAATCTGCTCAATTCCCGATGACAGGTAAGTACCGTGATGCTGGTTATCACACTCCCGGTAAAGAAATCATACCGACCGCTGCAAAGCACGGAGAACGTATTGTTTCTATTGACGATCTCTTAATCAATGCTCAATTTATTCCGAACATTGATGAAGCAATGTCACACTTCGACATTCGTTCTGTGTACACTCAGGAAGCAGGGTTTGGACTTTCAAAAGTTGCAGACCAAAACATCTTGAGGATGGCAATTAAAGCCGCGCTCACTGAAAGTGCTGCAATGGCCGCACTAGCTACTGGTGCTACTATGATTCAAGGACCGTATACGGCCTTTGATGATGAAGACTTCACACAAAATGTTGTGGTTGGAGAACGGTCAGGTGCAACTTCGGATATAGCGTATGCACGTGATCCCCAAAAGTTGTCACAAGCAATCATGGATGCAAAGCGCATTCTTGATAATGCTAATGTTCCGGGTGATCCATTTGTAGTACTGTCAACCGATAGTTACTATGATATGTTTAAGATTAGTTCAACGACTCCGTTGTCTAGTCTTGCAATCTTTAACCGTGACATTGGTGGCGGTGGAAGTGCAGTTGCAGGTGTTGTTCCAAACATTCTTGGAATGCCGGTTTATGTAACTAACCACTTGGGTAGCTACGCTACAACTGCCGATGACTCGGCTTGGAATAGTTCTCTTTGGACTATTGCTGCAAATGTCGGTGAACATAAGACTGGTGTTGCAACTTGGGGTGGCGAACAACCTCTTGCATCTAGTGTTGGTTCAGGACGTACTACTCAGTACGATACGCCAAGCAACAACCATGCTGCTTGGACAACCAACGTAACCAACAATAACGCAACTGCTGCTACCAGAATCACTGCAAAGGTTTCTGCGGTAGCTAATCGTGTTATTGGTCTTGTGATGACTCAAGATGCTGTTGCTACGGCAAAATTGATGGATATGTCTGTTGAATCAGAATATCA